TTACACCTGCAGGACCAAGGCCCCGCAAGCGTTAGCGGGTAGCGCCAGCCACCGAAAACCCTGGAGGCCCTTGGAAAAAACTTCCAATGCATGAACCCAAATTGCCTTCGTGCGATCGTCGCGCGAGCTTTCGGCATGCGCGGTGGCGATCACTTCGAACGGATCGACGCCCAGAATTTCCGCAACGCGGATAGCTGTTTTCTCGTCGAACACTGATTGCTGGTTGCGGTACTTACTGACCGCGCCACGCGTCACTCCCAGCACTTTCGCTGCTGCGTAGTCGGAGGGAAGGTCGAGGCGAGCTTTCACCGCGTCGAGCCAATCGACTGTCGTTTTCATAGACAACCCCTATCGAATCAAAGTCAACCCGGCGTCAAAGGTACTGCGACGCTTCACCAGATGCAACTGTCACTGCGCATGAGACGTATCAGTAATTGACACGTTTCATCAAATGAGACTATTCTCCGCCTGTCGACTCGGCAGCCGGTTCCCAACCCCGCCGGTGCTGGACTAGCTATCCAGCCGCCGGTCGACTTTCAAGCCGTACACCGTTCAAGGGGTTGAGAAAGGGGAAGTCAGATGCACGTTTCGCTGCAACAAACGCTTACACCTTCGGCGCTGGTGCGCCAGACGATCGAACCGTATTTCCGTGCGTTTATGGACGCAATGATCGGATTAGTCCAAAAGTGGACGCAAGCGCCGGTCGCGTTCCGCGGGGGATGGGCGGCATGAAGACGATCGTGAACGAACTGCGCGACGAGTTGCGCGTCGCGCACATCATCATCCGCAGCGCACTTTCAGTTGCCACGTTCGACCAGAAGATGGAATGGGCGAACATGAACGAGCGTGACGCCGTGATCGGAGAGGGCATCACGCGTGCCAACGAACGGCAAGCGGCGATTGACGGTGGCAGCGTCGATGCGTTGTATCGCGAGTTGAAGTGCGCGGATCGCATCATCGCAAACGCTCGATCGCTGCTTTCAGATCACCAGTTTGAACTGTGGACCGTGGCGATCCGGTTTGCCGGTGTCATGTCGCAGAACGTTGTGCGCGACGATGTTCGACGGCGGTTGCTGACCCGTGCCGTACTCACGTGTGGCGGTAATTCGGTCGCGGACGGTGTCGCTGCCTATCAGCTAGTCGCCGAGGCGCTCGTGTATGGCGGCGAGTCTTGGATCGAGCGAGTCCGTGCACAGCGGGCGCGGGCTCGCGAGTTCGAAGATGTGTTGATGCGCCTGCGATCAAGCAACGTGTGGAAAGACCTTGTGCGGGTTCTCGAGCAATTCGCCGATGATGCCGTCCATCACTTGAACGCTGAACAGCGGCGACTCCTTCGCGAGTTCATTACCGAGTGCCTTAAGGGCCTCGATAAGTCGTTCGAGGCTGGCGTGGTCAGTGACAGGGTGGCTGAGAAAGACGGGGATAACGCGCGCAATGATCTGGCCGGTCACGAAAAGACCGGCGTTCGTGAATTGCTGCACGTTCTCGATAGTTGCGGGTGAATTCGGAGAATCCTTCGTGTTCATTTCTGCCTCTGTTTATCGCGATTGGATGGGTCTTGAGGGACGAGTAAGTATAGCCCGCCGCAGCGACCCAAACTGTTGACAGCACAAACACACATAGCGGGGTGATTCAATGGCTCATATTTATAGCAATCCTAATCAACAAGAGGCGGAAGCGATTGCGATTCGGCGAATGATTCGCGCGAGCAACGCGGAGCAGATGGCACGCCGTCGCGCGAGCGATGCGGCTGATGTCGATCGACCACGCGCGACGTTGAAGCGCATCGGGCGGGTGTATTCGATTGTGAGGCTCGCGTGACTGATTTCGATATTGCGCAGGCACAGCCGCGCGTCGTTGCGCCGGGGGTGGTCGAAGTCGGCCCTTTCTTTGAGCGGTATATGCGCGGCGGTTACTTCATCGTGAAAACGCCGTCGGGTTGCCGGGAATATCACTGGTGCGAGCAGCCGGACGCGAGCGACACGACGGTCATGATGACGCGCGATGAAGCGTTACAGCTTGCTTCGCATCGGTGGTAGGGCATGGAGCAATCGAACGAGCGCGGGGTCGCTGAACGGCGAGAAGCGCTGTTCGAAGACCTCGCGGAACTTGGGATAGGCGCGGGCGTTTGCGTGCCGGCTTTCGTTGTGTACACCCCACCGCGTACGGCGCGCGGCGATCGAGCGGCGGCTCACGCGATGAAGGAGTTGCGACCACTGCTCGCGAAGCTTGCGCGGCGTCGGTTGATTCTGCGATAGGAGAGCAGATGAAAAGGAAGGAGAAGACGCTGCCGCTCTGGGCGATTTGGTTGATTTCGCTCGTCGCGGTCATTGCGTGGTGCGGTGTACATGGTGAGCCGGAAAAGCCGGCACAGCAGGAGATTCGCCCGGTTTCATGCGCGTAGTGCGCGGTAGTCGGGCCGACGTGTGGTCATTCGCCGTGCAACTTTCTGGCCCTCGGATAGCACGGCGAGTTTTGGGCGGGGCGGCTTGGAGAGCGCCCCGTTTTTTTACGGGAATCCGAATTTAGCGTTGGAGTCGGGCGACTGCCACGCGACAACGACGAATGGAGAATCTGATGAGCCAACAGATTTACGCGAAGATTAAAAAATCAAGCAAGTACTACGGCCAGACGCGGCCCGGTGCACGATTCCCGGTACATATCGAACACCAAGGGGAATGGGAATACACGGTGCATGGAAATCAGAACTACTACAGGCTCCGCGATGTGAATCTGTTCGTCGTGGGCGAAGACGGTCGCGAGCTGCGGATCGCGTGACGGCGCTTGCAGGAAAGAAGAGTGATTTTCGGATCTGTTTGTTCGGGCATCGAAGCGGCGTCGATGGCATGGCATCCACTCGGTTGGCGGCCAGCATGGTTCGCGAATCGAGCTCGTTCAATCACTGACTACCTGAGGACACCACCATGAACGACCAACAACAGAGCCGCGCTGATGCGCTGACGGAAATCGCGCAGTTTCTGACTGATGTTGTAACGGCTGCTGGGCTGCTCTCATACGGACATGCCGATAAGAAGCTGGCAACGAGAATCACTGACCAGGCATACGAACTGCGAAAGCGTATGTATTTTCTCGCCGCATCCCCTGTCGAGCAGCCTGCAGCAGCGCCGGCCTCTGCCAATGAGACAGGTGCGGAAGGGGCGAGTGAGCGATTCATCGTCATCGGTCACGGCGAGTCCGACATTCCCGAAGCGAAGATCGTTGCACTTCGCGCAGACGTACTAGATGCTGTTCTCAGCATGATCTATGGCGGCCCGTGCCCCGACGACGCGATGCGTGCTGAGTACGCGTCGATGCTCAGCGATTGGGATGGCGACCACTGGAATGTCACGTTCGAGATCGGCGGCATTGACGTTTGGCGCGTCAGCCTCTCTCGCTCCCCCGCTATGGCGGCAGCAGCGCCGGCCGAAGAGCACAGCACTATCGAATGCCAAGCGCATAGCGGACCCGATTGTACCGAGTGCGGCGGAACTGGCGCTTGGTCCGGGTCGGCCGACGAACGGGCGGCGCTCCAATGGGCGGCCGGAACACTTCAAGAGATCGTCTCGGGCCGCTGGAAGGGGGCAAAAGAAAGCGACAAGGTGAGCATCGGCTCGGTGACGAAGACCGTTGCGCAAGTCCTCGACATGGCCGACGCTGCGCTCGGTCGTGCATCTCAGGGTGATGCGTCGGCGGAGATGCGCAAGCCGGATGCCTATGTGCCGATTCACCCTCGCAATGGCCCTCTGTGGGCGAGTGCCGTCACATCGCTCGATGCCGATCGCCCCAAATCGTACCCTGTCCAGGCCGTCTATCTCGGAGCGTCTACCGCGGCGCTCTCCGCAGCCCGCGCGGCAGCATCGCCCGCTGCGGACGAGGCACAGGCACTGCTGACGGTTGGCCGCTGCATGGGAATCGAAGCAGCTGAGAAATACATCGATAGTGCCAGCCTCGGCACTGTGATTGACTATGCAGCAGAAATTCGCAAGCTCGCCGCCCCGCAACCCGCGCTGGCCGACGCACCGGCCGATGTGACCCTGATCCCCTACGATGGATTGACCGAGGAATTCACGGACGAAGTAGCCCGGCTCGCGAACGATGCGCCCGGCATTCGGGAGGCCGTCGCGGGCGCGTTGCAGAGTTGCGGCGCGATCATTGCGCCGGCCGACGCACCGGCCCATGCGGCGGAATGCCCGCATTGCGATGGCGAAGGGGTGATCGAGGCCGACAGCGGAGCAAGTCCGTGTGCCTGCGCGCAGGATGCGCAGGAAGGTATGCCGACCTTTGGCGCACGGAAGGCGCAGGCCGACGCACCGGCAGAGGCACGCGTGTAATGCGGGCGCGGCCGAGCGTCAAACGGTGCCGAAAATATCCGGACCTCTTTGCGCCCAATCTGGACGGTTCGTGGACAGCGCACGTGGAAGACGGCCCGCGCTACAAGGCGCGCGGCAACAGCATGGCGGTGTCCGTGATGCGTTGGATCGGTGAACGAATCGAGCTCGTCGAACAGCTCGTGACGGCAGCGGCGAGGGCTCGATAATGTGGATCTACGCGTACGACGTAGCGGATTTCCTGCCCGGAATCCCCGAAGCGAAGGTAGCCGCGAAGCGCCTGCCGGCGCGTTGGTATCGGCGCGCGCTGAGCCACGCGGAAGCGGCCGGCCATGCGAGCGCCGTGAAGTTTGCACGGCCCGACCAGCAGGTCGCGGATCGTATGTTCGACGTGTCTGAAGCTGCGCGTGCAATTCGCGAGTTTCTCGACGAGCACGCCCCCGACAGTTTCCCTGTCCGGCCGGACGCCAACGATTTCGAAATCTGTCTGAAAGCCCGTCGAATCGCAAACGATGTCTCGCTGCGGTCGCATGGGCTGTCGATACTCGACGCGCACATTGTCGCGGAGAATGCGTGCGCGATGTATGGCGTCGACCTACCCAATTTCGAGCATCCGGCCGAGCGTGTCGCACGCGTGCGCTGCGAGCTATGGTGGCGGCGACAACTGCGCAAGATGCATATTCGTGCGCTCGAATTTAGCAATATCCGCTTACATTACGTGCATCGTCGCGCAGAACCGTATGCGAGTGATGACGCCGTGCGTCGTCGCGTTGCACAGAATCGGCGCAATGCGCGCACGCTCGAATCCGTGACGATGGAGAACGAGGTCGGCCAGCAATTCACGCTCGCTGAACTGGCGGCAAAAGGCATATCAAACAAGGCGATGAAGCGCGGCGAGCTGTTCACGCGTCTGCGCGGGCTTGAAGAGCTTGCCGACGACGCGAAGTTTCGGGGCGTCATGTTCACATTGACCTGCCCGAGCCGATTTCACGCGGTCACGACGACGGACAGTTGGGTTCGCCCGAACCCGCGCTATGACGATGTCGATCCGCGCGCGGCGCAAGCATATTTGCGCAAGGTATGGCAACGGACTCGTGCCGAGCTGAAGCGCGAAGGCATCGTCTATTTCGGGATGCGCGTTGCTGAGCCAAATCACGACGGTACGCCTCATTGGCACGGCTTGGTATTTGCCGACAAGATCGAACGATTCTGCTCCGTCATGCGCAAGCACGGCCTGCGCGATTCCGGCGACGAGCCAGGTGCGCAGCGCCATCGTGTGCGCTTCGAGATGATCGACCGGGCGAAAGGCTCGGCGGTCGGTTACGTCGCGAAGTACATCAGCAAGAACATCGACGGCCATGCGGTCGGCGAGCACAAGACGCAGGACGGCTACGTCATCCAAGCGGACATGTGGGACGGAGACGAAATCACGCCGTCGCAGCGTGTCGAGGCATGGGCGGCGCTGTGGGGTATCCGTCAGTTCCAACAGTTCGGCGGGGCGCCGGTCGGCGTATGGCGCGAGTTGCGCCGCGTCAAGGAAGAGGACTTGCCGAGCGAGGACGAAGCGCCGTGTATCCGCGCTGCGTGGACTGCCGCGCAGAAGACCGACGAGCACGCGGCGGACTGGGCGGAGTATTCGCGCGCAATGGGAGGTATCGCCGGCGAAGCGCGCATCGTGTACGTGCGCCATACCGTCGAGCAGCGCGAAGGGCGGTACGGCATCGGCCCGGTGCGAGTGCCGCACGGCGTCGAGGCGCTCGGCGTTGCGCACATCGTCGATGGGCTCTGCTCGTACTCGCGCGAGACGAAGATTTTCGTCCCGTCGACGCGGCACGAGTGGCGGGTCGTTCGGCGTGGCGGCGGAGCCGCCCGCCCTTGGACTCGTGTCAATAACTGTACGCGGGACGATCGGCCAGGGGTGGCCGAGACATCCGCGGAAGCTGTACGGATCGGTGCCCACGGGGTAGGGAACGGCGCGAAACGGGGTCATTGGAACCTGTAGAGTGAGGAACACCCTATGACGCATATGACGATCGAATGCCCGTGCTGCGGAGGCGAAATCGAGGCACGCCATACGGAAGCGATGTCGGCGACGCTGCGCCGCCTCTACTTCGTGTGCGACGACTGCGGCTTTCGAACGCCGGCCGGGCTCGAAATTCTGTTCTCACTATCGCCTTCGGCGCGGCCGCGAGCCGACGTCGCGCTCGAAGTCCGACCGTCCGAGCGTCTGCGCGGCTTCGTCGACTCCCGCACGACGCTGCGGTTGATGGCGGTCGCGAAGTGAGATTCACGATTGCATGCCCGCACTGCGGCGCGCGCGGCATCGCCCGCGTGCTCGAACAGAAATCCGCGCTGGCGTGGGAAATCGACTATCAGTGCGACGACGTCGTGTGCGGCCATACGTACCGCGCGCGGCTTGAAATGACGCCGACGGCGCCCGTGCAGCGGCGCGAGCGCGTCGGCGAACAGATGCGGCTCGCTGTCTGAGCTGCTGCGAAGTGAAGCGGTATCGACACGGTGTCGAAACGGCATCGAGTCGATATCAATTCGATATCGAACAGAGATAGGGGTGATTGATGATTCTGGCGGTGGGGAACCCGAAAGGCGGCGTCGGCAAGTCGACGACTGCGGTGCAATTCGCGCTCGGGCTGGCGCTCGACGGCGCGCGCGCGTGGCTCGTCGACGGCGATAGTCAGCGAACGAGCCTCTCGGCGATCACGGCTCGCGTAAATACCGGCCGACCGTTGATCGCGGCGTCGGCCTATGCCGATGGTCCGACGTTGCGCGCCCAGGTCCTGCAGCAGTGTATGCAGTTCGATCATGTCGTGATCGACGTCGGCGGGCGAGACTCCGGGGCGTTCAGGGCGGCCCTGACCGTCGCGGACGCGGTGCTAATTCCAGTTCTCCCACGATCCTTCGACGTGTGGGCACTCGATGACATGGCGAAGTTGCTCGACGAGGCGCGCGCGATGCGCGAGCTGCGCGCATTCGCTTTTCTCAACGCCGCAGATATTCAAGGGGCGGACAATCGCGATGCTGAATCGATCATCGCGGGCTACGCGGGCATCGAATTGCTGCCGTGCCGTCTGCATCGTCGTAAGGCGTTCTCGAACGCGAGCGCGGCCGGGCTGCACGTCGAAGAGATGCCGCGTCGCGACACCGTAGCGTGCGCGGAAATAGAGCGTGTGCAGGATGTCGTGCTGCGCGCGAGTGGGGCACGCGCGAGCCAGTGAAACGACATCATGTCGATATTGAAAAGATATCGACATGATGTCGGAAGGATATCTATTAGATAGGGGTTGACATGTCCATTACGAAAAAACCGGCGTTTTCTCAAGACGAAGCGGCCATTTCCGCGTTCATTTCCGGTGCGCCTGATGCGCGACCGGCAACGCCGCCTGATGTGGCCGTGGAGCTGCCAAGCGCGGTTGCGCAGCGCCGGCCGAGAAAGAGAAAAATCAGCGTAGATATCGATGCTGAGTTGCTTGAGCGCGTCGACCGTGCCGCGCAGGCAATGGGCATATCGAGAAATGCCGTGCTCGCCTTGGGCGCGTCGCGCTTCGTTGGCGAGGCCATGCGCGATTGACGGCGACGCTCGCGTCTCGATCGCAGTCCGCCCTAACAAAACTGACAGGGCTGATGCTCCGAAGTACATGCTACATTCCCCCGCGAAATGCTCCGGGGGGTGTGAACATGGGTTTTGCGTTCATATGCGACGAGATAATGGTGACGCTTAGCTCCGAGATCTAGATCTGTCAATGTAAAACCAAAGAGATTGGATGGCGCCTCTAAGCAGCCACGAAAGCGGGGGGATTTTTTTATCCCCATTTCAATACAGGCTTTCCATCTTTGTCTTTTTCTGCTGCAAAGCTACTAAAGACAGTGTTTGAGTCGCCGGATTTTGAGTGAAATGTGACTCCATTATCAGTAATAGTTATTACATTATCACCGTCCTCTTCTCGCAAAATATGCTGCTTATAGCCGGCTGTCGCCTCATTATTTATTAAGGCCTCGACGATCGTCGAGACAACTAAGGTTGCTGCAGCAATTGCCAATGGCTCGGCCGCTCCGCCAGTTGTCGCGGCTGAGACAACCGAGGCGACTATTACCGCAAGAGGATTTAGGATTTTGTCGAGAATGACTTCAAATTTGTCGATGATATCTCGAAAATTATTGGGGGTCGTTATGTGCCCGTAGCCGTCACTAGTGACCCATGTGACCAACCACCAATCCTTTCCGGTTGTAAGAGAGCCGATGTTGTAGGAAACATCCATGGTCTCTCGTGTTGTTTCTCCTTTTTTTATCGGGCCGGAAAAATAATGTTTATCTTTGAAATCGCTACTATATTTATGGCCGACGCCTACCGCCAATATATCCTTGCTTGAGTTGTTTAAAATCCTCACAACAGCTTCTTTTCTCTCTGTGGTCAATCCCATGGTGCCCCCCGGAGGTTCTCTGTGAAATTTTGGGTCGTTACTCACCTCCTTATGTTTAGAATAAAATAGACATTTCGTCAAGCGAGTCAAATTTATATTGAATTTCCGCCGATTATTGAAGAAATTTGATTAATTACGGGTTGTGTTCCGAGCACCATCAGGCGACGAGGAACATTCATGCATCAGTTCGCGTTAAAGTGCATGGAAACGCACGAATTCGCTACCGCGTGAAATCGCCGGAAGCCCCACGCCAATAGGCGCTAGCGCGGTGGGCTGCTGGTGCATGAAAACTGCCCCATCAAGAAAGCGCGCAGGCGAGGAGGGGGACCGCGCAAAGGTCGCCGCGGCGACCGCCGGCGCGTGGGCGGCCCTGGCCCTCATATATCGCCGTACGGCTGCTTCTCGGCCTCACGGCGCTGCCCGTTGCGCTCGTTCGGCATTGTTGGGCGACCTCTCGACCTCAAGCCGTTGTAGGCCCGCTATTCGCGTCCATTAAAAGGGACATATCAATTCGTCGACAGGGCCGGGCGGCAGGGGCGACATGGCGCCGGCCGGCATACTGACACGGCGTGTCCTCGCCGCGCGGTTCGAGTTCGCCCAAAAACGGCGCGGCACTGATGCACCGTCGGCGGCCGCGGTGGATACCGCGATCCGCCGCAGCCATCAGCGCGTGGAATTAGCGAGCCGCTGCGAGGCGGCCGTAGCTGGATTGTCCCTTATGGGTTACAATTCTCGCATGTTCAAAGTTCTGACGACCCCCCAGTTTGACAAATGGCTTGACGGGCTTCGCGATCCGGTCGGTAGCGCGGCAATCAACCTGCGCATCGAGCGGGCGAAGCTTGGCAATCTCGGCCAGTGGCGCGCAGTCGGCGACGGCGTCAACGAAATGAAGATTGATGTGGGGCCGGGATATCGGGCCTATTTCGTGCGGCGCGGAAAAATTATCGTCGTGGTGTTGTGCGGCGGGGACAAGTCGACGCAGAAGAAGGACATCAAGCTAGCGAAGCAAATCGCTGGCGAACTGGAGGATTGAGTATGAAAATCAGCGAACTGGCCGAGTTCGACGGCTCGAAATACCTGAAGGACGAGGAAACGATTCGTCACTACCTGGCGCAAGCGTTCGAGGATGGAAACCCGCGGCTGATTCAAGCCGCGCTCGGAAACGTCGCGAAAGCGCGCGGCATGACAGCGCTCGCGCGCGAGTCCGGCGTGAAGCGTGAAGCGCTCTATCGCGCGCTGTCGGAAGGTGGGAACGCGGAATTCGCAACGATCATGAAAGTTGTGGGCGCGTTGGGGCTGCACCTGACCGTTGCGCCGGCCGAACCTGCGCCGGTGCCCGCGCCGGCAACAACGCGTGCACGCTCGCGCGTTCGCACGGCTGCGCACGCGTAACGCCATCGATGGCCGGATGCGCGGCGTTGCACTGGCCTGCGCGCTACGCCGCGACCGGCGCCGGCGGAATCTCGTAATCGTCGAACGTCACAACCTCCTCGCCGAGCCAGTCGTTCAGCTCGGCGAAGCGCGCCTGTAGCGGCCTGATTTCGTTGCGCCCGAACACGCGCGCGGCGGTGTCCGGCGTGCCGAACCCGCCCGAATTGCTCGGCACGATGCCGAGCAACTGCGGCGGCACGCGGTGCGCGGCGAGCAGGTCATCGCGCGTCACGTTCTTGATGTTGAAGAACTCGTCCTTCGCGGCGACCTCGGACACGGGAATGAGCTGGATGCCGTCCTTCTTCCCGCCCGGCGCGTACATGAACACATTGCGGAAGTTGCCCGGCCCCTTCGCGTTCTTCAGCGCGTCGCGCATGTTGTCCACGTCGTCCTGCTTCTGCGCGGCGTCGGTCATGTACAGGATGAAGCCGGCGTGGCTGCCGTTCTCGTAATACTTGCGCCGGAACAGCGTCGACGATTCGTTCAGCCACGCCGAGTGCAGCGAGCTCAGATACTCGGGCAGGCCATAGACCTCCTGATTGATGTCCGGCCGCACGAGCTGGAACACGCTGTCGGGCGCGAACTCGTGCCGGTCCTGCCAGCCGTTCACGTACACGAAGCCGCTGAAATCGGCCTTGCGCCGGACGTACTTCGCGAGCGCGGGCTCGAGCCGCAGCGTGCCGCCGACCATGTTGCGGCGGCGTTCCAGATAGCCGTTGCCGAACGTCAGGAAATCGAGCGCCCATCGCTCGAACGCGTGCCGCGACAGCCAGCGGTGCGGGCGGAACGTCGACGCCAGCACGTTCGCCTTGAAGAACAGCGCCGAGCTATGGTGCGTGCTCGCGCGAAACGATTTCGCCAGGCCGGCGAAGCTGACCGGCGGCTCGAACCATTCGCCGTTCGACCAGCACTCGACGTAATCGAGAATCTCGGCCCGGTTCATGACGGGCGTCGGATCATCGAACGTGAAGACCTCGGCACGCGCCGGCGCGGCGCTGCCGGCGCTCGGATTGGGCGCGGCCGCGAACGTGCGCGGCGCGCGCGATCGGCGCTTGCTCATGCGTAAAACTCCGTGAATGAAGATGAATGAATGCCGCCGCCGGCGAGCGGCTCGCGATCGATCGCGTGCAGGCACGCCCACGCCAGGTCGGCGTGGCCCGTCTCGTCGGTGCGGCCGGCGGTGTAGGTCGCCTGACGGCCGCTCGCCGTCATCGTCTGTTTGATCGCCATGAACGCCGCCGCCAGATCGGTCCAGCCCGCGTCGAATTGCAGGCGGCCGTTCCGGACGACGGACTGGCCCTTGAGCACGAGGCGGGTTTTCACCTCGGGCGAGTAGTTCAGCGCGACGGCGGCCGGGAAGAACTTGCGCACGAGCTGGTAGACGCCTTGCCCCATGCCCGTGGTGTCGATCGCGATGTAGCCGACGTTGTAGCGCTGCGTGATCGCCTCGATCGCTGCGGCCTGTTCCTCAAAGTCGTTGCCGCGGAACTGGTGACGTTCGAGCACGCGGAAGGCGCCGTCGTCGACGCGTGGCGGCGCCACGACGACGAGCCCCGCCGAGTCGCCCGTGAGTGCCGGATCGTAGCCGACCCACACCTCGCGATAGCCGAACGGCCGCAGCAGCAGCGGCGAGAAGTCGTCCGCCCATTCCTCCCACGAGTCGACCATGCAGCGTTGCAGGTCCGACAGCTTGAACACCGACAGCGAATCGTCGATGAACTGGCACATGAGCAGATTCGCGAATTCCTCGGCGCTGTACTCGCGGCGCAGCTCGTCAATGTCGAACAGGTCGCAGCCGCCCGCCATTGCGTCGAGCACGGTCACGATCTGCCGCCACTGCGCGTCCTCGCACAACATGCCGCGCACGAGCGCCTCGTGGCTCGTGTCGATCTGGATGCGCTCGCCGGCGGCGCGGGCGCGGTTCGCGTGCGCGCCGCTCCAGAACGCGTACGCCTCGTGCGTGACGCTCGACGGCGTGCTGAAGTACGTCTTGCGCCAGCGCTTGTGCATCGCCATGCCGGAGGCGACCTTGTTCAGCTCGCGGAACTTCGGAACCCAAAAGTATTCGTCGAAGTAGAAGTTGCCGTGGTACGACTGCGCGGTGCGCGCGTTCGTCCCCAGGAAGTACAGCGTCGCGCCGCTCGGCAAGATGATCGGATCGCCCGTGAGTTCGATGTCGGCCGCCGCGCGCGCGAACTGCGTGATGTACTGCTTGAAGACGTGCGCCTGAGCCTTGCTCGCCGACAGGAAGATTTGATTGCGGTCGGTGTCGAGCGCGTCGACGAGCGCCTCGCGCGCGAAGTACCACGTCGCACCGATCTGCCGCGATTTCAGGATGTTGCGCGTGCGCTGATCGCCGTTCCGATACCAGACTTTCTGATAGTCGAACAGCGAATCGCGGAACGCTTCGATGATGCGCTGGTGCTGCTCGTCGCTGATTTCGTTGCGCGGCGCACGGCGTTTCGGGCCAGCGTTGCGCGATGCAATCTTCGGGTTCAGATCCGATTCCTTCCCCGTCTCGTCGTACTTGCGCACGCGCGCGAGCCGCTCGACTTGGCGGCCGAGCAGGTCGATTTCCTTGTAGTCCGCACCGTCCTTCTTCTCCTTCGCGATCAACACCATCATGCGCACTTCGAGCGATGCCTCGATGCGCTCGACGGGCGTTGCGTCCTTCCACTTTTCGCGGCGGCACCACGACGCGACGGTCGCGGGCTTGATGTCGAGATGGCGGGCGATCGACGCGATGCGCCAGCCTTGCCAATAGAGCGTGCGCGCGACCTTGCGCACGTCGTTTTCGAGCTGATGAGGGTCCGTGGTTTCGAGCATGCGGCCAAGCGTAGGCCGCCGCGTGCGCGCGAGCACGCGCAGCGCGCTGTACCCGCGTGACCCACAAACGCCGCGGATTGAGCCGTGGCGCGTGAACGCCGAACATGAGAACCACGCTCACTCAACCATGTTCGACCCTCTCTATGGCAAGCAAAACGAAATTCTTCCGCGTCGCAGTGGAAGGCGCGACCGTCGACGGTCGCGAGATCAAGCGTGAATGGCTCACGCAGATGGCGAAGCACTACGACCCGAAGCTGTACGGCGCACGCGTGAACGTCGAGCACATCAAGGGCTGGGCGCCGCTGTCGGCGAACAACCCGTTCGGCGCGTATGGCGACGTGATCGCGCTGAAGGCAGCCGAGATCGAAGACGGCCCGCTGAAAGGGAAGATGGCGCTGTATGCGCAGATCGATCCGACCGACGAGCTCGTCGCGCTGTCGAAGAAGCGCCAGAAGCTCTTCACGTCGATCGAGATCAACCCCGACTTCGCCGACATCGGCGAGGCGTATCTCGTCGGGCTCGCGGCGACCGACGACCCGGCGAGCCTCGGCACCGAAGCGCTGCAATTCGCCGCGAAGCGCTCGAACAACCTCTATACGCCCGCGTGCGAGACGGCGATCGAATTCGAAGGCGCGGCCGAAACGGCCGGCCTCAAGGAATGGGTAAAGGGCCTGTTCGCCCGCAACCGCGAGAACGACGACGAGCGCTTCGCCGACGTGCGCGAAGCGGTCGAGCGGGTCGCCATCCATGCGCACCACACGGGCCGCGAAGTCGCGACGCTGAGCACGGCTGTCACGAGCGCGACGGGCGCCGCAGCCGACGCGAAGAAGCGTGCCGATGAAGCCTTCGCCGCCGTCGAAGCGTTGACCGAGAAGCTGTCGAACACCGACAACGGCGCGCCGCAGCGCCCGCCGTCGACCGGCTCGACGGGCGAGCTCGTGACCGACTGCTGACCCATCCCGCACACCACACAGGAGAATTTCCCGATGAGGAAGGAAACGCGCCAGGCATATGAAAAGTACGCCGCGCAAATCGCCAAGCTGAACGACACGGGCGACGTGTCGAAGAAATTCGCGGTCGAGCCGACCGTGCAACAGCGGCTCGAAACGAAGATGCAGGAATCGAGCGAGTTTCTCAAGCGCATCAACGTGCTGCCCGTGACCGAGCTCGAAGGCGAAAAGCTCGGCCTGTCCGTGTCCGGCCCGATCGCGAGCCGCACCGACACGACGAAGGCCGCACGCCAACCGATCGACCCGACGGCGCTCGACAGCAACCGCTACCGCTGCGAGAAGACCGACTACGACACGGCGATTCCGTATCGCAAGCTCGACGCATGGGCGAAGTTCGCCGACTTCCAACAGCGCATCCGCGACGTGATCCTCAACCAGGGGGCGCTCGATCGCATCATGATCGGCTGGAACGGCGTGAAGGCGGCCGCGACGACTGACCGTCAGGCAAACCCGCTGTTGCAGGACGTGAACATCGGCTGGCTGCAACAGTACCGCGAGCGCGCAGCGCAGCGCGTGCTGCACGAAGGCGCGAAGCAGGCCGGCAAGGTGCTCGTCGGCAAGGCGGGCGATTACGAGAACCTCGACGCGCTCGTGATGGATATCGTGTCGTCGATGATCGACCCGTGGTTCCAGGAAGACACGGGCCTCGTCGTGATCTGCGGCCGCGAGCTGCTGCACGACAAGTATTTCCCGATCGTCAACGCGACGCAGGCGCCGACCGAGCGGCTCGCGGCCGATCTGATCGTGAGCCAGAAGCGCATCGGCAATCTGCCGGCCGTGCGCGTGCCGTTCTTCCCAAAGCGCGCGCTGATGGTCACGAAGCTGTCGAATCTGTCGATCTACTACCAGGAAGGCGCGCGCCGGCGCACGCTGAAGGAAGTGCCGGAACGCGACCGCATCGAGAACTACGAATCGTCGAACGACGCCTACGTGGTCGAAGACTTCGGCTGCGGCTGCGTGGCCGAAAACATCGAACTGGCGGCGGCATGACGATCAACACGCCCGCCCGCGCACACTTCAATCGCGTCTCGGCCGCGCGCGCGGCGGCCGCCGCGTCGCCCGGCGNGACGATGAAGGGCGCGACCGCCTATGAGCTGATGCTCGCGAAGCTCGCGGCCGACCGCCGCGCGCTCAAGGGCATTCAGTCGATCGAGCGGAAGATCGAGCTGAAACGCAAGCTGCTGCCGGACTACGCCGACTACGTGGCGGGCGTGTTGAGCGGCGGCCGCGGCGCGCAGGACGACGTGCTCGTGACGGTCATGGTCTGGCGCATCGACGCCGGCGACTTCGACGGCGCGCTCGCGATCGCGGCCTACGCGCTCTCGAACGGGCTCACGCTGCCCGACCAGTTCGAGCGCTCGCTCGCGTCGCTCGTCGCCGAGCAGTTCGCCGACGCCGCGCTGTCGTCGTTCCTCGACGGCGAGACGTTCGACGCGGCGAGCCTCGAGCTCGTCGACGATCTGACGCGCGAGGCCGACATGCACGACCAGGTGCGCGCGAAGCTGTACAAGGCGCTCGGCTACGCGATGCAGGCCGCCGCGCCGGCGCGCGCGCTCGACTATCTGCGCCGCGCGGTCGTGCTGAACGATCGCGTCGGCGTGAAAAAGGACATCGACCGACTGACGAAGCAGGTCGAAGCCGCGGGCCGTCGGGGCGACGGCGCCGACGGCACGTAAAGAGCCCACCTCGGCATGGCGGCACCGGCGCCCAGGCCCTACGCCTGACGGTCACGGGCCTTGTGCGCCGGTCCACCGCCACCTCATTGCGAACCGACCATGAACAGCTTTGTTGCCACCGCGGCGCGCGCCGTCGCGGCGACGCCAATCGAAGGCACGTTGACGAACGACGGCTTCTTCCCGGACATCGATCTGTCCGCGCTGCGCGACGCGATGCGCCTGGATGGCACCGTGACGGCCGAGCGGCTGCGGCACGCCGCGCGCGACGCGCTGCTGACCGTGAACGACGAGCTCGCCGCGTGGCGCGCCCGGCAGCGCGCGGCGGGCGCGGCGACGCTCGCCGACGTGCCGGCGCCGCGCATCGATGGCGAATCGGCACACGTGGCCCGCTACCGGCGCGCGGTGTACCACCTGACGCACGCGGACGTGACGGAGAAGTACCGCGGCTACGACACGACGAAGAGCGGCGGCCAGGTCGCGGCCGATCTGGCCGCGACGGTCGACGACGCACGCCGCGCCGCGCGATGGGCGATCAGCGACATCCTCGGCATCGCGCGCTCGACGGTGGAGCTGATCTGATGGCCCGCCCCCTGTACCGCATTCGTCAGTTCGCGCAGTCCCGCGTGCGCGGCGGGAAGCTGTTCTGCGCCGGCGCGTGCCAGGTGCAGCAGCGCGTCGCTGGCCTGTTCTGGCTTGAGATTGCCTATTGCTCGGATCGCACCGGCGCGGAGGCGGCCATACGAGCCGCCGTGATCGCGCGCCGGCGAGCCCGGCTCAAGCCGCGCGTGCTCGGCCTGTTCGATCGCGACGGGCAGGCGCTCGGGCAATGAAGATCGCGGCGCTGCAAGGCGAGACGCTCGACGCGCTGTGCTGGCGGCACTACGGCAGCACGGCGGGCACGGTCGAAGCCGTGCTCGAAGCGAACCCCGGCCTCGCCGAGCTCGGCGTCGTGCTGCCGATGGGAACCGTCGTGGAGATGCCCGAGCGCCGCGCGATCGAGACGACTACGCCGCTATTGCAACTGTTTGACTGACCGGAGCCGAATGAATGGCTGAACCGAACACTTCTTCGGCCGCGGCGCTGTTCGCCGCGGTCGGCCTCGCCGGCATCGCGCCGGGCGTCGACGGCGACGCGCTAATCGGCGCGTTCGCGGGCGCGGCGCTCGTCGTCGTCACGTCGAAAGACCTCGGCCTCGCGAAGCGCGCCGCGTACATGCTCATCTCGCTCGTGATGGGCTACCTCGCCGCGCCTGAAATCATCCACGCCGTGCCGATCCGCTCGACGGGCGTCGCCGCGTTCTTCGCGGCCGCGCTCGTGATCGCGGTCACGCTCACGCTGATCGAGCGCGTGAAGGGCATGGACCTGTTCGCGCTGTTTCGCAAGGGAGACTGACGTGCATGTCTCGTCCGCACTCGTCGCGCTCGCCGCGCACCTGGCCGTCATCGTGCGCGTGCTGACCTACCGCAAGAACGGCGCGCGGCATCGCTTCCACGTCGCGTGGGCGGCCTGGGTGATCGTCGCGATTTCGGGCGGCTCGGCGATCGAGCTGCTGTTTCATCCGAAGCCGACCGGCTTCTTTCACGCGGCGCTCGCGGTTCTGCTCGCCGTGTTGGTGTACCTCGCGCGCGGCAACGTCGCGCGCCTTCTACGGAGTGACGAAGCGTGAACATCCTTCGATTCAACGATCACGGCGCGGAAGTCGGACTGCTGCAGCAGCGCCTCGTGCGCGCCGGCTACCCGGTCGACGTATCGCACCTTTACGACGAACAGACCGAACGAGCCGTCCAGACGTTGCAGGCGGCCGCGGGTCTCGTCGTCGACGGCATCGCCGGCCCGAAGACGTACCGGGTGCTCGCCAGCGGGCAGCGCGACCCTAAGCACCTGACGGACGCCGACCTCGCGCGCGCGGCCGCGACGCTCGGCGTATCGCTCGCGTGCGTGCGGGCTGTCAACGAAGTTGAGTCCCGCGGCGTCGGCTTTCTGGACGACGGCCGGCCGAAAATCCTGTTCGAGCGGCATGTCATGTATCAGCGGCTCGTCGCGAATGTTGGCAGGGAAGCGGCGGACGCTGCCGCCGCACGATGGCCGGGCGTCGTCAACCCGAAGCGCGGCGGCTACCAGGGCGGCGCCGCCGAATACGTGCGGCTCGACACCGCGGCGCGCATCGACGCGGCATCCGCTTACGAGTCCGCGAGCTGGGGCGCGTTCCAGATCATGGCGTATCACTGGAAACGCCTGGGTTACGCGAGCGTCGACGAATTCGTGTCCCGTATGGAGCTGGGCGAAGCCGAGCACCTCGACGCGTTCGTGCGGTACGTCGCGGCCGACAAGAAGCTGCTCGCGGCGCTTCGTGCCCGGAAGTGGGCGGCGTTCGCGGAAGGCTACAACGGCCCGGAATTCGCGATCAACCTGTATGACGTGAAGCTCGACCGCGCGTATGCGAAGTACGCCGGCACGGGCAAGGCGGCCGCATGAACCTCTCGCGCCTCATGCCGTGGCTGGCGCTGCTCGCGTTGATCGCGCTCGTCGCAAGCTGTCAGCACGGCCGCGCGCTGCGCGCGCAGCTCGACCGGGCGACCGACGACGCGCGCCGTGCGAATCGCGACGCGCAGGCGAGCGCCGCCGTCATCGAGCGCCTGTTGGCCGACGCCAAGGCGAAGGATGCACAACGCGAGCAGCTCGACCGCGCGCGCGCCGGCGTTGATGCGACGCTCGCGACCTATCGAAACGAACTGCGGAGACTGATCGATGAAAACGCCGCCGTGCGCGCTTGGGCTGCTGGCGCTCTGCCTGACGACGTTGTGCGCCTGCACGCAAGCCCCGCCCTCAACGGCGCCGACGATTACGCTCAACGAATGCGCGGCGGTGACGCCGTGCACGATGCCGGCGATGGCGCCGCGAACCAACGGTGAACTCAGCGACGCGCTGCACGTCGCGCGCGCGGCGTGGGCACGCTGCGCGTCCGAAGTCGACATGATCGCGACGTGTCAGGCACGCGTGCGGCGGACGGACGGCCATGAATAAGCCGAGCAGCCTACGCGCCGCGCTCGTCGCCGCGTTGCCGCAGCTCAACGCCTCGCCGGACCAGTTGCTCGTGTTCGTCAACGAAGGCCGGATCGAGGCGACGGGCACGCGCACGGCGTCGTTCGACTATGAATACGAGTGCGAGATCATCATTCGCGACTTCATCGGCAACCCGGACGACGTGATGATCGCCGTGGTCGAATGGGCACGCGCGAATCAGCCGGATCTCGTGACGAATCGGGACGAGCGCCGCAACGGCATGACGTTCGTCGCCGACATCCTGTCGAACAACGCCGTCGACCTCGGGCTCAAGGTGAAGCTGTCGGAAAGCGTCGTGGTCGGCACCGACGAAGCCGGCAACCGCACGGTCGAGCACATCGACGACGCAGCCGACGAGTGGCTCTCATGACGGACGATCTTCAGGCGCTCGAACGATGGGCGGGCGGGTTGCTCGCGAAGCTGTCGCCGGCGGCCCGCCGTCAACTGCTGCGCGAGCTCGGCCGCGATCTGCGCCGCGCGCAGCAGTCGCGCGTCGCCGCGCAGCGGAATCCGGACGGCAGCGCGTACGAGCCGCGGAAGGTGAAGGCGGGCGGCAAGCGCTTGCGCGAGAAGGCCGGCCGCGTCAAGCGCGAGGCGATGTTCCGGAAGCTGCGCACCGCGCGCTATCTGCGCATCGATGTCGACAACACGGGGTTGGCGATCGGCTTCGACGAACGACTGTCGCGCATCGCACGTGTCCACCAGGAAGGGCAGAAAGCGCCCGTCGAGCCGGGCGGGCCGCTCGCGCAGTATCCGGTTCGCGTCGTGCTCGGTTTCGCGGATGCCGATCGCGAGCTCGTGCGCGATCGGCTGCTACGCTACCTGAATCGTTGAAACACTACCTCTCGCCTCGGCGTTTCATTTATTGATCGCATGACAGGACTCGTTCGCAAGGAGTTCAGCCTCCTTGCTTTGCCTCGTCTATAGTGCAAGTGAAAGATGAGTACGTGCTCTGCGTACCAGCTCGATATCAGGACCTGTCCAAGATGGAGGGACGACATGCCACTGATGCGCCAGTTAAAAAAATCGCAGCGAATCGCGCTTTTCTGTGGCTTGTTCATTGCACTATCGACGCTATTGGCACACAACCCACTTGATGGTTACGTCACTGAGGTAACGTGGACGGTTCCTCCTAGCTCTGACTGCCCCAATCCTACGCTGGACGAATTGAAGGCGATGAGTCAAGCCGATATCGATCGCAATATGGTTCTGACGAGGAAGTTTTGTGGTGGCTATGAATCGAGAGCTCTTCCTCTTTCCCAATGGACAAGCACTCAACCGATGATTGGATGGCTTGGAAACCTCGTACACCTTTTGGCAGCCGAAGCCACCATCGCGATGCTGACCGCATTATGGATTGTTCTCGTATGAGAAGTATGGACAGTCAGCATATTGCATCACTTGAGATACTCAATTGATCTACGTTCCCAAGCGTTGCGATGTGATAGCACGATACGCCTGATTCGTTTCACAACCGATCCAATGCAGCCCCGCCTCGCGCGCCGCGACGAGAAACGTGCCGGAACCTGCAAACAGATCGCACACGACGCCGCCGGCCGGCACAAGCCGCACGACCTCGCGCGCTATGTCGAGCGGCTTCTCGGTCACGTGTTGCTTCGGCAACGGCAAGCGGCACGGGAACACGCCCGGCAGATACACCTCGCAGTCGCGCATCGCGCCGCGGCTCGCCCATACGACGAATTCCGCCTGCTGCGCGAAGCCGCCGCGCCGCGGCCGCGTGCGGCCGGGCGTCTTGTCCCATACCGCGACGCCGCGCAGGATCAAACCGGCCGCCTGCACGACATCGGTCAGCGTCGGGAGCTGCCGCCAGTCGATGAAGCACACGAGCAGCCCGCCCGGCTTCAGCGCGCGCCGGCATTCCGTCAGCCACGCGTGACACCAGAACGCCCACGCGCGTTGGTCCATGTTGTCGCTCTCGAAGTCCACGTAGGCGGCTTTCGTGTCGCTGTTGATGTACTTCTCGCTCGGCGGCCGCGAGCGCGCCGACGTGTGCAGTCCGCCCGACGAATACGGCGGATCGGTGAACACCATGTCGATTGACGCGTCGGGCAGCATGCGCGCGAGCGTGAGCGCATCCATTGCGTGAAGTTGGTCGAGTAGCGGGAAAAGATCGGCCGCGGGCGCGGCGTCGGTAGCGTGAATCGTCATCGTGTTGCGAGAGTGGAAATGCGCGCGCGGCACGAGCCGCCCGCACTGTTGCGTGTGTCGAGCGGCCATTGTCGACGCACGTTTCACTGCGCGGATCACGAGTGCGCTGTACCCGGCGGCACGACAAAGGCGAGTGCTCGCGCCACGCGCGGGCGACCGGCACCATTGCCGGTATGGATGCGAACGAAATTCAACGGCAAGCACGCAACGCCGTGCGCAAAGGCTCGATTCTCGATGTCGACCACAAGGCGGCGCTTTGCCGCGTGGCGATCGGCGAATCGGACGACGACGGCCTGCAAACGAACTGGATTCCCTGGCTCACGCCCTCGGCCGGCGCGACACGCGAATGGTTGCCGCCGACGAAGGGCGAGCAAGTCGTCGTGCTCGGCGCGATGGGCGACCTTGCGCAAGGCGTCGCGCTGCGCGGCGTGTTCTCCGACGCGTTCCCCGCACCGGACCACCTGCCGAACACCCACACCCGCGTCTACGCGGACGGCGCGCGCGTGAGCTACGACCACGACGCGCATGCGCTCACGGCCGAACTGCCCGCCGGCGCGACGGTGCGCCTCATCGCGCCCGTGTCGGTCACGGTCGAGACGGAATCGGCGACCGTGAAAGCCGCGTCGGTCACGTTCGACGCTGAACAGACCACCTGCACGGGCGCGTTGCTCGTGAAAGGGCCGCTCGTGTTCAAGTCCGGCATGACGGGCTCGGGCAGCGCCGGCGGCGGCCACGTCATGCGCATCGACGGCGCGGCCGATTTCACGGGCGAAGTGCGCTCGATGGGCAAGAGCTTGCCCTTCCATACGCATCAGGCGCGCGGCGAATCGGCCGAAGTGAGCCCGCCGCTATGAGGGGCATGAACGCAGAGACGGGCCGCTCGATGTCCGGCCTCGATCACCTCGCGCAGTCCATCGGCCGCATCGTCTCGACGCCGCTTGGCTCGTGCATCCAGCGCCGCACGTTCGGCTCGGAACTGCCCGACCTCATCGAC